TGACATTCTTCTTTTCACCCTTTATGGTTTTGGCATCGGTTCCCACCGCCAGCAAACGCTTAGGCTTGCTGGAGAAAAGCTTGCGCCATTTGGCGCTGCCCATGATCATCTCTCGGGCGAAAGCGGGAAGCTTTGACAAGTCAAAAACCATGATTAAAGCCCTCAGTCGCTGCCTGAATTGGCAGTCGAGGAAAGCGCACCCGGCATTGCCGGGCCGCCTTGCTAGACTGTCACTTGGCCAGCTTAATCGTGCCCAGCATATCTTCTGGGCAGCTAGTGAAGTAGCTAGATGGCCAATCCTCGTTTTTACCCTTTGGATAGGCCACCCTTTCGCCACCATATCCCGTGGCCTTTACTGTCCATCCCATTGCCCGGCATTCTCGCGCGGCAATTGCCCAGGTTATTCTTTCCGCAATCTTGTCCGCTTGTTCTGCAGCTTCCAATTCCGCGAAATACTTATCGGCAGCTTCACCCAATTCATGCAAAGATATCGACATTTTCTAGTCCCTCAATGCTGCCTTGATTGGCAGTCAGGGAAGATGCACGCGGCCTAAGCCGCGCCACCTTGCCAGACTGTCACTTGATGCGGCGCGCATGCCCATTTTTGCCCATTCTGTATTGGCTAGGGTAATAATCAACTATTGCACAATAAACATCTGAAAATGTGTGATATGCACAATCCCAAAAACCCCATTCAGCATCCAGCGTATCGCTTGCATTTTGCAGCGCCGCCTTCATTGCCAGTTTTGCGCGGTGTTTATCTTGCGCTCCCTCAACCGCAGCCCAAAACATCGCTTCATTTGCGCGGTGTTCGACTGATCGAATAGAAAATTTTTCCATAGTTTAATCCTCCAATTGGCCAGCATAATTGCCATGCCACACAATCCGCCATTGTCCGGCGGATTATGCGGCATGGGGTTGCTATCCCCCTTGCAACATACTTGGCCTATGGGTCGACCAGAAAACCGAGACGACGGCGCTAGCATCACGCCACCCATCTTTCAGGGGGGCAAGCTAGAATGGTCATCCAAGCCTCACCGTCTTGCGTCGTTATGTGCTGCGGTGTTGAAACTATAAGACCAGAACCGGATAGCGATGTCAACAGTGTTTTTTTATCCAGTTATTCCAATGGTTTGTCAGGGTTTTGAGGGGGTTTTTGCCTAACATGGACAAAAGTTAACGAAAAAGAATATTGTTGTGAGATTTCAACGGCTTGTCTGCGTGGCTTGGCCATTTCAGCCCCTCGCGCGAGCTATATATCCCCAAAAATTTGCCAGGGGTTTGTGGCTTCAAGCTGGCCAGTTTTGACGCTGGGCAGGGTGGCTAGGGGAGGGGGGTGGATTGCGCCCTGGTAGCGTTACCAAAAGATTACCGCCAATTAATGTTCGTTTGTTTTCAATGGCTTACAAGGTCGATGTATTCCTGGTATTGGCATTTCCAAAAGTTATCCACAGGATATCCACAGGGTGGAAAGGCACTCGTGTATTCCACCGCAAGCATTCTATCAGCTGAGAACGGTGGTTTGCCCATAACCTATTGATATCACTCAAAATGTCAATTATGACAGAATCATTTGTCATTTTAACACATATGACAGCAAGCCATTGATATTGCGTGGCTATTCAGGGAATGCATGCGAAACTCGCAGCCGATCGTCCGGGCTTCATTCCTTGGAATGATGTTTGACAGGTTGTAATCTCGTTGTGATGCGTTGTTTTTCAACAGGTTAGCGGTTTATATATACCGCGCGCGGTTTCATTCATCTGGCGAATTGGTTGCCAGGATGATGCCGCCACGCTCCCCCGGCAACGGGGCATGGGGGCGCGCATGGGAGGGAGGAACACATGGGGGAAGACAAACCAAAGCGGGGCAGGCCTAAAGGGTCGACCAACAAGCCAAGCCTAACAGTAGTTCACAATGATGGGGGCAAGGTGGTGCGGCTTAGTGCTGGATTAGGCAAGGACGTGAACGGCCTTACTTCTAGGCAAGAGCAATTCTGCCAGGGTGTGGGCACTCATCTATTGTCGCAAAGCGACGCTTACAGGGCGGCTTACAATGCAGAGAACATGACAAGCGACAATATAAACAATGAAGCTTACAAATTGATGCGCCGCCCTGAGGTGATATCGAGGGTGAATACTCTGTCGCAAGTTAGGATGCAGAAAACATCGCATGACGCCATACGAATAAAGCAACACGTCATCGAAAAACTATGGCTAGAATCCCAAGACAGTAAAAACCCCGCAACTGTCCGCGTTCGTGCCCTTGAACTACTAGGCAAGATGACAACCGTCTCGCTCTTTACTGACAGAGTGATGACTGAGACTGTCGAAGCTCGTTCGCCGGAAGACATTGAACAACAAATCAGGGACAAGCTGGCTAAGATGACTGGCTAAATACTGTTGGTTTACTTGAGCAATACTTGGACAATACTTGATTAATACTTGAGCGTAATGGTTGATGGTGGGGCGGCAAAGGAATGGCTTCCGCGTGACCCCACCTACCGGGTATACCCCGATCCAGCAGCTTGCCACCCCCGCGCACCTACATACTAATCCCCACAAACGACCCCCAAATAAATCAACACCCCCTCCCCCATCAATTTCTCCCCAAAACCCCACGCGATATTCCATAGCAAACCCACCCCCTATCAAAAATTAGGTACCATAATCCCCCACCCGGCACTATATTGACATTTCAAACTTAGTTCCCTATGTGTTCAATCACGATAGGAGACAAAGATGTCAGAAAATAACCATGTAATCCACGATCAGAGACAGGTTGATCTAGAAGATTACATCGCAGGCATGATGCAAGCCGCAGAAATTGCAGAACAATACCTTCATGGGCAAGCTGCCGCGCTGATTAGAGGCTCTGCTGCTGTATTGCAGCACTCCATGACCACCTCCAGACAGGCCGCACAGGCTTCAGAGAAGCCCGTAGAGGGTGATATGTGGTATTTGCCCTATAAGGGGGTCATCTACGACATGATGGACGGTAGGCTTGCCCACAGAGTCTATGGGGCACTAACCAATTTTAACTCTGAGGCTCAGTTTCTTAGGGCAAACGCAGATGATTTTGCGGCAATCCCTTTGCTTGGGCAAAAAACCATCGAAACATTGCTTAAGTTGCAGGGAAATTGGCGGCATGGCAGCGTGGATACGCTGGCATGACAAAACTTCAGAAGAAAGTCCTTGATTTCATCAAGGCATTTTGGGCTGAGCATGGCTACGCGCCGAGCTATTTAGAGATTGGAGCGCATATGGGGCTATCTTCCAAGGGAAGTGTCCATAGATTTGTTTGTGCGTTATCTGATCGAGGGTTTATCCAGTATCGTTACGGTCGTGCAAGGAGCATTGTTGTTATTGAGCGCGCTATTGCATTGCCAGACAAACCTATCGTATAGGACTGGGGCAACTCTCTTGGTTGTTCTCTCCTCGTCGTGTTCTTTCGACACAACTTCCCCTCCCCCTCAAAGGGGAGGGGGTCTTTTTGGAGAGTAGAGTGGATTTATCCGCAATTCTGCCCAAGCTAGCTCTGATGAGCCAGGACGAGCAGCGAGATTTCCTGAAGCTCATAGAGGAACTGGAAGAAGCTAAGGCCCGTGAAAAGGCTAAGGTTAAGTTCTTGCCCTTCGTCAAAGCCATGTGGCCTGGGTTTATCCAAGGTCCGCACCATGAAATCATGGCTGAAGCTTTTGAACGGGTAATGAGCGGGGATTGTAAGCGGCTCATCATCAACATGCCGCCACGCCATACCAAGTCCGAGTTCGCATCGTTTCTTTTGCCCGCGTGGTTTATGGGTAGATTCCCCGAGAAGAAAATCATCCAGGCAACCCACACTGCGGAACTTGCTGTTAGCTTTGGTCGTAAGACCCGAAACGTCATCGATGGCGATGATTATAAAAACATCTTCAGTGAGGTTAAGCTTCAGTCAGATTCCAAAGCAGCAGGCCGTTGGAACACCTCCAAGGGAGGAGCCTACTTCGCCGTGGGCGTTGGAGGAGCTATTGCCGGTAAAGGCGCTGATCTTTTCATCATTGACGACCCTCATACCGAACAAGACGCTATCGCCGCGATAGGTGATGCCTCTGTCTATGATAAAGTCTTTGACTGGTACACGTCAGGGCCGCGCCAGCGTTTGCAGCCAGACGCTCGTATCGTTATCGTCATGACTCGTTGGGGCAAAAGAGATTTAACGGGCAGACTGATCCAAAGCTCCATGGAGCGTGATGGCACGTCCGAATGGGAGGTGATTGAGCTTCCTGCTCTGTTGCCTTCGGGCAATCCTATCTGGCCTGGGTTCTGGAGTAAGGAGGCTCTAGAAGCTCTTAAGTCAGAGTTGCCCGCGTCTAAATGGAATGCTCAGTACCAGCAGCAGCCCACGAATGAAGAAGGGGCAATCCTAAAGCGTGAGTGGTGGAGGCGCTGGGAGAAGACCAGCCCACCCGATTACGAGTATGTTATCATAACTGCTGACACCGCATTCACAAAGAATAACCGCTCTGACTATAGCGCGTTCAATGTTTGGGGTGTGTTTGACAAAGAGGACGATAGCGGCAACACCCAGAGTAATATTATCCTGCTTGATGCTTTCAAAGAACGCATGGAGTTCCCAGCGCTGAAAGCTAGGGCAAAGGAACTATACGATGAATGGCAGCCCGACACGTTCTTGATTGAGGGCAAAGCTTCAGGCTTGCCATTGGTTCATGAGTTGAGGCAAATGGATATCCCAGTATCTGAGTTCACGCCGACGCGGGCTTCGGGCGACAAGATTGTACGGGCAAACAGTATAACGGATATGTTTGCCTCGGGGATGGTCTGGTGTCCTGAAACTCGTTGGGCTGACGAAGTTATTGAAGAATGCGCTTCATTCCCTAATGGCGCGCATGACGACTATGTTGATACAGTGATTATGGCTCTGATGCGGTATAGGCAGGGTGGATTTATTCGGCTACCATCTGATTATGATGAGGACGAAAAAGTCGTTCGCCACCGCGCAGATTATTATTGAAAGGCTAGACAGTGGCTATTGATAAAGCTCTTGGCGGAATTGGCGAATCTACTGGCCCTGGCCTGGAGATTGAGATTGTTAATCCAGATGCAGTCTCGTTTGCCACCGAAGACGGCGGTGCCATTGTCATCCTAGGCCCTGAACTCTCCGAGATGATGGAGCCGGATTTTGATTCCAATCTTGCAGACCACATGGATGAGCGTGAGCTAGGCAGCCTTGGCCGTGATCTGCTGGATGATTTTGAGTCCGACAACAGTTCCCGCAATGACTGGGAACAGACCTACAAGAAGGGTTTAGACCTCCTTGGATTGAAGATAGAGGACCGCTCAAGCCCCTGGCCTGGGGCATGTGGTGTGTTCCATCCCATCCTCTCAGAAGCCGCTGTGCGGTTCCAGTCGCAGGCTATCATGGAGACGTTCCCGGCAGGCGGTCCTGTTAGGACTAAGATTGTTGGACGCACGTCCCCTGAGCGTGAACGGCAAGCCCTGCGCGTTAAGGACGATCTGAACTACTTCCTCACCGAGAAGATGTCTGAGTATCGTGGCGAGCATGAACGCCTCTTGTTCGCTTTGCCCCTGTCGGGTGCGGCGTTTAAGAAAGTATATTATGACCCGACATTAGGTCGTCCCGCCGCCATTTATGTCCCGGCTGAAGATTTCGTTGTTTCTTATGGCGCGTCTGATCTTCAGACTGCCAATCGCTACACGCAGATCATGCGGAAACATCCCAACGAAATCCGCAAGCTTCAAGTCGTGGGCTTCTACCGCGACGTTGATCTTTCCTCTCCCGTGCCTGACCGCAACGAAATCCAGAGAATCAAAGACAAACTCTCTGGCGAAGAGCTAACGGATACAGATGACCGCCATGTCCTCCTTGAAATGCACGTTGACCTGGATTTGCCTGGGTATGAGGATTTGGGCAAGGACGGGGAACCAACCGGAATTGCTCTGCCGTACGTTGTCACGGTTGAAAAATCCACCGGCAAAATTCTCTCCATCTACCGCAACTGGCGGCAAGACGACGAACTGAAGCTGAAGCGTCAGCACTTCGTTCAGTATGATTATATCCCAGGGTTTGGCTTCTATTCGTTTGGCTTGATCCATCTCGTTGGCGGCATTGCTAAATCCGCAACGTCGATCCTGCGCCAGCTTGTTGATGCGGGCACCCTATCGAACCTTCCTGCTGGCCTTAAAGCCCGTGGCTTGCGTATTAAGGGCGACAGCACGCCGCTGATGCCGGGTGAGTTCCGCGACGTGGACGTTCCTTCAGGAGCCATTCGGGATTCAATCACGTTCCTGCCCTACAAGGAACCATCTCAGGTTCTCGCGTCTTTGCTGGGCAACCTCGTTGAAGAGGGCCGTAGGTTCGCTTCTATTGCCGACCTTCAGATTGGTGACGCCAACCAGCAAGCCCCCGTAGGGACGACCCTAGCCCTCATGGAGAGGGCAATGAAGGTGATGTCTGCGGTGCAGGCTCGCCTCCATGCTTCGATGAAGAAGGAACTCAACCTTCTGGTTGATATCATCGAAACGCACATGCAAGGTGACTATGACTACGAGACTGATCCTGGGGCAACCCGGACTGAAGACTATGATGGCCGCATCGACGTAATTCCCGTCACTGATCCAAACGCAGCTTCTCTGTCTCAGCGTGTGGTACAATATCAAGCGGCACTTCAGTTGGCATCCCAGGCTCCGCAGATGTATGACTTGCCCGAGCTTCACCGGCAGATGCTGGTTGTGCTGGGCATCCAAGACCCAGGCAAGATCATTCCGTCTGAAAAGGATAAGAAGCCCCTTGATCCAATTTCTGAAAACATGGCTATCCTCTCAGGCAAGCCTGTCAAGGCTTTCCTTTATCAGGACCATGAAGCCCATATCAAAGTTCATATGTCGGCTATGCAAGACCCTAAGATCATGCAGCTTGTTGGTCAGTCACCTCAAGCCGGTCCTATGCAGGCTGCGGCTATGGCTCATATTGCAGAGCATATCGGTTTCCAATACCGCAAGGAAATTGAGAAGCAGCTTGGTGTGGAGCTTCCGCCCCCTGACGAACATCTGCCGGAAGATATCGAAGTTGCCCTCTCTAGGCTTATTGCTGATGCCGCAGAGCGTCTTCTTCAGAAGGATCAATCTGAAGCCCAGCAGCAGCAAAACAAGCAGCAGATGGAAGACCCTGTCGTTCAAGCGCAAATGATGGACATGCAGAACAAGCAAGCCGAAGTCCAGCGCAAGATGGCTAAGGATCAAGCTGACATCCAACTGCGTCAGCAGCAGCAGCAGATTGAAATGCAGCGTATCGCATCTCAAGAACGCATTGCTGGAGTGAATGCTGGCATTAAAGCTTCAGCGCAAAAACAAGCTAATGATCAAGACCTTGACATTAGCAATGCCAAGATTAGACTTGAGGCAATGAGAACTAGCGCAGATATTCTGAAGGGGCGTTGATGAAACCCGTTACCGATAACTCGTTTGAGTATCTGCGTAAAAAGTTTCGCGATATCATGAATGAACACGCCGACCATATTGCTGGTGGCGGCGCATCGGATTGGGCCGACTACAAGTACCACGCTGGTATGATTGAGGGTCTAGCAAAAGCCGAAAGAGAATTACTCGATCTAGCCGAGAAGCTGAGCGAGGAAGACTAATTGCCCATAGTGGGTGATGGGTATCACGCTACCCTAACATTGTGCAAAAGGGCTAAAATGCTAAATGTAGATATTAAAATGCCGGAAGGGGAAGTAAGGGGCGCAACGCAGCTTCCTGATCCGTCTGGTTTTAAGTTGTTGATTGCCCTTCCTGAGCTGGAGGAAAAAACTGACGGCGGTGTTTATCTGCCCGAGCAAGTTCGTAATAACGAAACCCTTGCAACGATTGTTGGTTTTGTTCTAAAGGCTGGCCCTATGGCTTACGGGGATGAGAAGAAGTTTCCCACTGGCCCTTGGTGCAAGGTTGGAGATTGGGTTGTGTTTCGCGCTTACAGCGGCACTCGCGTCAAAATTCACGGTCGGGAGTTCCGGCTGATCAATGACGACACCGTTGAGGCTGTGGTTGAAGACCCCCGTGGAGTTTCGCGCGCATGACCGATAAGGAAAAGAGCGACGACGATCTTGATTTTGAAATCGAGATTGTTGACGACACCCCTGAAGAAGACCGTGGCAGGCCGCTTGCGCCTGAAGTTACCGACAATGACGATGACATTACCGTCTTGGATTCGGAAATTTCTAATTACAGGAAAGAGGCAAAGAAGCAGCTAAAGGAACTTTCCTTTAAAGCGCATTCTGAGCGTCGCGCCAAAGAGGCTGCGGCAAAAGAGCGGGACGAAGCCCTGCGTCTTGCCAGCATGCTGGCGGATGAGAACAAAAAGTACAGGCAGCTTGCTGGCAGCAATGAGCAGTTTGCTGTCAACCAAGCTAAGAACCGGGCCGAGTCTGACATCACCGCAACCAAACGGTCGATGAAAGAGGCATGGGAAGCTGGCGAGACTGACAAGTTCATTGAGGAGCAAGAGCGCCTTCAGCGCTTTGTCAATGAGCATGATCGGTATGCCAACTATCAGCCCGCTCCGGTTGTTGAGCCTGAGTATAACATTCCTCAGCCAAAGCCTCAGCCTGACGCAAAGGTTGTGGACTGGGCAAGCAAGAACCCTTGGTTTGAAGGTGGTTCTGAGCTTGAGAAAGAAATGACGGGTTACGCTTACGCAGTCAGTGACGTGCTGATTCGCGATAATAAGATTGACCCGACAACCGATAAATACTTTGACGAACTGAACAAACGCGTGCAGCGCCGGTTCTCAGAGTATTTTGAACCTTCTGACCAGGGAGTAGCTGTGACTGGTCGGACGGAAGGGACGCCCAAACGTCAACCTTCTGTAGTGGTTGCCCCTGTCACGCGGG